GTTGGGTATTGCTCCAGTGCCTCAGGCGACACCGGCTGGGGAAAGCAATAAACAACGTCAGCGCTCGGCTCCTGTACAGGGGTCTTCCAGCAGTAGTGCTGGTAAGAGCGTCATTGGGTCCGTGAAGGGAACTTCCCGGCCCGTTGAAACTCCGGCGGGGCCTAACCGAAAGGAAAGGCGCAGGAGGAGTAGGGAAGCGACAGGGGAGCAGCAGTTACCTGCACAACCCCCTAGCACTTCGCCCGGGGAGCCCGAAGGGGAGTCCTCAGGGGTGAATTCCACAGGGCCTATTAGGGACTTGAGAAATCTCGTCACTAGCCTTCAAATGTTGAGTGTTTCTCAACACTTAATGAGAGCTTTGGTCGATGAAACCATCGCGGCTCTTGTTCAGAGAGAAGTCATAACAGTAGGGGAGGTTCCCTCCGACCTTGTGGCTATCTTGGATCTCGGACACGAGAATCCAGGGCCGTCTAAAACGACCCGTGAGGAGGTATCTTCCTCAGGAAACGACGAACCATTGAAAAATGAGTAAGTCGTACTACTGCGCTACGGAGGGACTGGGCGTCTCCCACATGTTTAACCAACCTGTGGAATTATTGGCCCGGTACTCCCATCTCTCATACAAAGATCCTAAGGATGTGGTGGTTGTTCCTTCTGGTTTCCCAGAGTTCTTCCTTCCCCCTCCTCAAGAGATTTGGCGAGTGATGAGGTTCCGCGGTAGTTGGAAATGGCCGAAGATTGACGGCCAGATCGAAACCATTCTAGATGTTATAAGGGATAACTATAGAATGACTCCCACCCTGTTGGCGATGCTTAGAACTAAGCTCCCCTCAGGGTTCAGCTTTATCGACTTTAATCGTCAGTGTAAATTGACGAGTATGGACGTTATGGCTGTAGACCGCGAGACCATGTGGTCCTTATTGTCCTCTAGTTATAGTGGACTGGACTTACATGACTGTTGCGTGGCCTATGATAGGAAAGTAACCAGTAATGAGTTTCTTAACCTAAAGTCTAAGACGGTTGCCCGCTTTGACTTCATGCGCGCTGCCTTTGAGGCAGTTTGCATGGCCTTCCAAGTTATTCGGAAGGATCACCACCTGTCGTTTAATAAGTCCCATAGGAGAGCTCTAAAAAAGCTAAAGCTCCATTTATATGTGGACCCTGAGGCAACAGGTAGGGAGTTAAAAACACTAGCCGCAGAGTGCAGGGCATTCTACTTTGGTGGAGTGCGTCCGAAAGGACCCCTCTGCGGTTTAGTTAGAGGTCTCGTGGCAAAACATTGTTTGATGTTTTCTTACATTGCACGAGCCCTCCCTCCTCCCCTGGAACAGGATTACCCACATAGCTTTGAAACCTTAGCTAGTAGGTTAACTGAAGAGCCAGTAGAGGAGAATTTGAATTTTCGGGACTGGGTAGGCCGTTGGGTGGATAGAACTATCCCCAAAAAACTTCAGGTCTACACCACTCCCTCGAATTCAGGCTGCATCCCTTTTACAAGGGCTGCAGGAGGCCATGGGGCAGGCTATAAGGCTATTATCGCGTACGCGATGGGGAAGAGTTCTCTTCACCCTAAAAGCAAGTTGCCCCCAGAGTCTTATATCATACCCCCTCATCAGGGAGGTGCCAGTGTCTACAATTTTGTAGAACCTGTCACTAAGATATACAACCGGTTATCGGCGGAGTTAAGCACTCTGCTTATTGCCGGTTGCCACGAGATGATGTCCAAGTTGGATATCATCCCTGTGGAAGTAGTGTATGCCGATGAGAAAGGCATAAAGGTTCGTCTTCCAACCAAGACGCTCACTTGTGTCAATCTCATCGAGCAGCCACTACGTAAGCTAGCTGACGCACATTTGCTTAGGGATAAGCGTTGTGCGCCTAGCTTGGGGAAAGGAGAGATGCCTCCTATCCTCCAAGAGCCTTCCAGAGGGGATGTGTCCCTCTCCCTGGATATGACAGCCGCTACCGACTGTCATCCCTTTTACCTAACCCGGTCCCTTTATGAGGAATTGGCTAGGGTACACCCCGAGGCGAGAGCTTTCCAGCAGCATTTTCCAAAGCTGTTTGGGCCCAGATTGCTCTTTCCTCGTGGTTCGTTCTCAGATCCGGATCTAAGATCAGCCCTGGCTCGAAGCTACGTAGGTAGCCTCGACTATGGATGGCCGACCCTGACCGTGAGGCTAGAGGGACATCTGCTCTCCTCGGCTGTGAAGCCGGGATTGTACGCATCTGCCGGTCTAACGACCCAACAAGTGAGTCCCACAGTAGTGGTCTTGATTTCATCAGAAATGATGGAATGGGCTTATCTACTGACTACAAAG